GGCATTGAACGATATTCCTGAAGGAGTGCATTTTGCTTCTCCAGGAATTCAGCATAGAGGTCACGCTTTGCTTCGGAGACTACATCATCAGCGAAGAATACAGTGGTCTCATTGTACTTCTTGCTGCTGAACACGTAGATAACACCTTGCTTCGGAAGTCCACCGTTGTAGGTAGGATATGCCTGCTTGCTTGACTTACACTCAATGTCGTAAGTCTTGCCGTTGTAGTGAACACGAAAATCAGGAGAGTTCTGTGTTCCGTTGGGTTGATATTCGTAGGTCAGGTTGAGTTTTTTCAGTAGCGATTCAACCTGCTGTTCGTGATAGGAATTGTCTTGAGAATTGCTGGCATACTTGAGATCCAGGCACTCAATGAAGAATTGATTCAGTGTGGTCATTTGTAACTCCTCGGACTTAATTGCCCGTTGTAAGTGTGGTAGGGTTGAGGGTGCCCCTAGTTCCCTCATTCTAGCAGTGGTGCTAGTTCCTGGAGCGGGTCAAAGGGTCTGTGGGATTGCTCCCGCCGTTCCTCCCTTTGTGAAACCAATATAGGGTGTTTCGGGGGGCAGGTCAACCCCCTGAACCATTAGCGTTGCTTATGCCACCTGAAAGCGCCCAGAGTTGAAGTTAGCATAACTGAAGACCTCACGATTCACGAGTTTGAAGGTGCCAAACTCATTGCTCATCACGTATCCTTCAGAGTCGATTCTGTCTTGCCCAAGATAAGCAGCAGGACCATCATTACGACACAGGAAGAGGCAATCATCCTTGATAGATTTCACCAATGCCCACAAACGAATCAGATTGATGTCACAATCAAAGTCATCAGGGTTGACCTCTTCACCAACACGAATGCAGGCATTGAGTTGTTGCTTGATCTTTGCTGCTTCCTTGTTAGAAACGAAGGTGGCAAGCGTAGACATTTGGCGAGCAAACTCTACAACTTCCTTGACATCGTAGAATGCTTCCTGATTGTGTTGGATGTATGCTTTGGGTTTCACAAACAGGCAGGCATCAGTGCTCTCCAGATTCTCCATCAGAGGCAGTGCCCAACTATCACGAAGGTCATCGTTTGCCTCATAGCGAGTATGCGGAGCAACGATGATTTGCTGCTCTACTACCTCAGGAAACTGGTAAGTGACCGTGTTGGGAGTATACTCACAAGCACCACCAAACCCAATAAAATCACATTGAATGATAGAGTCTGTGCGAGGAAGGCAATCAAAACAAGCGTGAAGAATACGCGCAACCTCACCTGCGTGGTTCGCATCAATTTCTTCATGAGAATGATTGATTTTGATTTTAACTTTGTTGAACACAGATTTGGTGCCAACGAAGAACTTACCGTTGGCAGGATTGGTCCCAAAGACTACAGCAGGAGCACCATCAATCTTGACACTCATCGCGCCACGATTGATGAACCAATCAAGAACAGTCAGGTCACCCGTGAGGATAGAATCTTCGGGGTGTTCGATGTGTTTGTTTTGCATGACCTTAGTATGGCACGAATCAGGGGGCAGCACAAGGAGTCTTGTGCCACTTAGTCCACTGACACATCCTCCAGCAGTTCGGGGTAGTATTGTGTAACCTCTTCGGTCAATTCTTCATCAGAATACTTATCATAACCCTCCATCAGGTAGTCATAACAGAGGCAGGTCATTGTCTTGAGATCCATGTCATCCAGCATTTGCTGAACCATTTGATCTTGAAGGTCTTTGCGGTTCATAATCAACCTTGAGTAGCGTAGGACAACATGTTGTGGAGTTTGTCATAGAGAGCAGTCACATCTGCTCCCACAATTTCACTCACTTCCTCCCAATCATCGTGAAACTCAATGAGGTCCAGGAGGGCACGGATTTCGTTGGGGTTCAACATCAGTAATCGTAGTTAGCGTTGAGGTACTCATTCACATCGAACTTCTCAGTATCACGAAGTTCGGGAATGTCAAGGTCAAAGATCTCACCAGGAGCATCTTGAATCTCAGACCAGAGTTCGTCAAACATTTGGGGAATCCCTCAGCAACAAAGGTAGTATGGCAGCAATCAGGGGGGAACTCAAGAGGTCTTGTACCACCTTGCCCACTGGCACACGGGCAGCTGCCGAAGGCATAAAAAAGGGGGAATATTGTCCCCCTTAAGCATCAGGCATATTGGCACACGAAGTAAGAACCAAGTTGGTTACGGAAAGCATTCAGATTCTCCAGGATTTGATTGCGGCGAGTGTAAAGAACCACGCAACCTTCCCAGAAGAGAATGCTCACGAAGATCACGCCAGCGATGAACTTAAGAGTCAGTTCTTTCACGGTAGCGTGCATGTGGTAGCGGTAGAATGTGCCCACAATGTAACCAGCATTGTAGGTCTTTTGAATACCCGTAGCGAGAGCATTCAGGCACCACAGAATAGCAGTGATGCTGAAGATTTCGGAACCGAACATATAGAGTTTAGAACCAATTTGCATTGCGGTTTCACCAAATTCAACGACAGTTTCAATAGCAGTCAGAGTGGAATTCAGAGCGAAAGACATTTGAAGATCCTCCAAAAGTGTAAAGAACGGATGCGATTGAGAAGAAATGTAGAGCATTTCTCAACCACACACGTAGTATGGCACGAATGAGGAACCACCGCAAGGGGTCTTGTGCCACTTCCTCAGGTGTCACACTTGAGGTAGATTTTGTCCATCACACAGAGCGACAATTCATAGAGCAACTCATCATCCAACTCACCCATCTTTGCGGTGATGATATCAGGAATCACTTCGTGCATCATTGTCACGAATGCGTCGCTACTGTAGATGTTGTCCATAACCTCAGGTGCCAGTGCTGCTGACATCTTCTGAATGGTGGTGTTTGATAACATTTAAATCACGAATGAGTTTGTGAATAGGAGTGGGGAGACTTGAACTCCCACGGGCATACGCCCAACAGATTTTAAGTCTGGTGTGTCTACCGATTCCACCACACTCCCTTATAAGATGCCCCCGAAGGGGCATCGAGTTTCTTAGAAGTTACGGTCGAACACGTAACCATCCACGAAGTCGAAATCGTAGGTGAGGTTAGTGTCCCAGGTTGCTTGCCAATCAATCACAACGAAGGAAGGCATTTCACCGTGGATATCAGTCGTGAATTCCTCAGCAAAATCTGCCTCGGAATCATACTGCCCACGGTAGGCATCTTGGGCGTGCTCAACGTTATCGATGCCGTTCTCATTAATGAAAGCATCCACAACATCATAACCGATTTCTTCACCCTGGTCAACATACGACTCATAGTAGGACACGAAGTCTTCCTCAGAGTACTGATCAACGAATTCCAGGATATCATCCAGAGCGTAGTTATCTTCCAGCAACTCATCGATCTTCTCAACAGTTGCGCTGCTGAGGGTCTCTTTGTAGTTGGCGGTGAGAGTGATGCTCATTTGGTGTTTTTTGTTAACGAAGTTATCTTAGAATGAAATGGGGGATTCCGCAACCCCCCTTGTGCCAGTTCTCGGATTGTCACATCGAGGGCACTAAATCTACCTCAATGCGACGAATATTCAATCCCATTAACTGTTTGGTGACACGCTCACAGATAACACTAGTGGGCTCTTTAAGTTTAGACTTTTCATACCAAATCGTGGAGCAACCATCGTTAGTTTCAACACGAACTCGGATGTCTTTCAAGTGGTGAATTTCTCAGGAACAAATGTACAATAACAGCAATTGGTGGAGTTGTCTAGGGGTCTTGTGCCACCTCTACAATTGGCACATTCTTATACTCCCAAACACGAAAATATGACTCCTAAGTGATAAGAATTGAAAAAGCAATTCTATCAGGAATCGTCCTGTTTTTTGTGTTATTAACTTCGTCTATCTTCGGTTGTTCGCTATATCCAGCACCTTGGGAAACCTATAGTTAAACCCTGTTCGCTTAAATGATATTTAAATGTCCTTGAGTTTCTTATATCTTGTGTCAGGTTGATTCTTTATCCCGTAGGAGAATTCAAGAGCTGCTCTTAAGTATAAGGAACTTAAGTGATTTATTTATATACCTTATGTCCAATTTTTGAACTGGCATAAGAATACAAAAAAACCCTCATTATTGGCGTATAATGAGGGGTATTGATAGGATTAGGGGGTTAAATATAATTCCTCACCAGCGATCAGGTGTAGAAAGATCTTCCACATATGCCCTGACACTTTCTGCGGGCTCGAGTTTCAATACCTTTTCCCATTGAATTTGATGGGGATTCATATCTTCTAGAACTTCCATTTCCAAAGTTACACGATATTTGGTTTTGGTGCCTGCCAGATAAGATTTCGACATAAGAACTCGAACTCCTGAGAAACTATGTGTACAGTATACGTGTATCTCGTAGTAATGTCAAGTGTCAGTGTGCGCATCTCGTAGTTGCATACGAAATAAGATCTATGAGACTACGTGATAGTATATATG